GTCTTCATAAAGGCTTTCTTATCACCTACTGCGCTTTCACGGCATCGCTGCCCTACTAACACAGCCCTTCTTTCGGTTTGATTTTTGCCAAGTGGCACGGAATATCGTGTGCATTAGGTTGAAGCTCCAAAATTTGATAAGAATGGGAAGCCCCGACGTTCCAATTCGCATTCGCCGCGGAATTGTTCAGATTCACGTAGGACGCGTCACAATTCGCGCCGTTGTTGCAGTTGCCGCCGACAAGGGCGCAAAACGCGCAAGACCGCACAGGGCGCACACCATATCCCTTTTATTTTACTTTTCCGCCATTTGCTCCTATGTTCCGGGGGAAGTCTCCCCCGCGCCCCCTGCGCAGCTTACGCTGCGGAAGGCTGTTCACAAGAAAGGGAAGCCCCGACGTCCCAATGCGCATGCGCCGCCGCAGGGCTCAGATACACGGAGGACGCGTCACAGCACGCGCCGGCGTTGCAGGCGCCGCCGACAAGGGCGACTGCCACAATCGTCAGGTTTATCCAGTAGTACGCGCACAGATATGTGCTACTGGATGCTCCCACGCTCTTCGGGAATCTCCCCCAGCGCGTCATGTATTGGTCTTTCTGGTAGCCGCCTTCCTTGCAGGCATCCACCCCCGTGTCTGTGTACCCTGCGCCCGTGACATTGTAGGGCGGCGACATCTTCACCTTGATGCGCCCGTGGTCGCAGATGTACCCCGCCACTCTGTCCCATCGGTTCCCCCACCATTTTTCCATGTGGAAGACCTTGACTTCATGCGTCCCGTCATTGTATCCGAAAAACTGCCCTTTGTCGTCAAGCGTTCCAGTGACCACCTTGCCATAGTCCTGCGCCGCGTCCTCCACATAAGTGCCATCGACACCCCTTCCGAATTTCGCCTGCGAATTTTCCGACTTGCTGATGATGGTCAGAAGGCTGTTGATAAGGTTCCTTCTGCACCATGGCACAATCGTCCAGATGCTCCCGTTTGCTGCTGCCCGGTTCATCTCCGTCTGTGCGCTTGTGGTATGCATCAGCACTTTCCCGGACAGGCTGCGCAGCTTTGCGCCGTCATAGCTTCCGCCGTAGATAGGCATGTACATGACATCCGCCACAGTGCCGTCCGCCCTTCTGAATGCGTCGTCCTGATAGCTGCTGTCCACCCGCGTGTCCGATACGATGATGTATTCATAGTTCCCGACTTCGTACTGGCACAGATACATCTTCGGGAATGCCGACATCGCATTCAGCGCGGTCGATTCGTCCGTTATTGCGGACGCTGTGCCGTCTTCCTTCAGGCTGTAATCGTTCGGATTCAGCTTGTAGGCTTCTGTCCCGTTCGCATTCAGCATCACGGGATAATTCCCGGCCACGAAGAAGATGCTTCCCCAATCCCCATAATCAAAAGTGTTTTCCGTGAAGTTCATCTTCGCCGGATTCATCCCGACCGCATCATACAGGTATGTCACCCTTGTGTCGGGATTGCTGTCCGCCTTGTTGATTTTCACACCGTAGCGTTTCACGTTGCTGAATTTCCCGTCCGCGTCCTGAAGCGCTTTCAGGATACCCGTGGTGTCGGCCTTCACCGCGTCCAGCGTTTCCTTGTCTGCCACAAAAATTTTGTCACCTGCTGCCATTTTTCTTTATACCTCCTTCAGATATACTTTTCCTGCGTCGATTCCGATTGTATATACAATCCCGGTGCTGTCGTCCGACATGGAATTGATGCCTGCTGCAATGTTCTGACATGCTGCCGCCGCTCCCTCTGCTGCCGTCTTTGCAGTATTCGCAGCGGATGCCGCCGTGTTCGCAGCGGATGCCGCCTGCTGCATGTTCGCAGAAAAGTTCTGTACTTTCTGCGCCAGCTCCTGCATACTTCCGACATCGAAGACCACATCCAAGTCAAGGAATTCATGTTCCCCGTCCCCGATTCGCAGAATGTAGGTTCCGTTTGTCGTCAGCTCCACACCCCATTCATTTTCTTCCAGAATGCGGTGTGATTCCGCCCACTGCGCCGTTGTCCCCTTTTTTGGCTTGATTGTCCATGTTGCCATCTTCTGATGCTCCTTCCTGATTTATTTTCACACCCTCCCGGCATCTGCTTCGCATTCCTCCGTCGTGAATGGTGTCCCTCCGTCGCAGCACATCGCGTCTATGCTGTATGGATTCCCTCCGCTGATGACATTCCCGATTCCTCCCTTCATGTCCAGCATCTGCTCATACAGCTTCTGCTGCTCTTCCAGCGTGTCCTGAAGCTCCTCTTCCGTCTTGTACAGCTCTTCCGCCCGGCCTGCTGCCGTGTTCGCCGCCTTCGCTGCTCCTGCGGCTTCCGTCGTGGCTTCCTGCATCCGCACCAGCTGCTGCCGTCTGGTGTTCTCCGCAGCGATGCGTTCCGCTTCCGCCTGCCGCCTGCTGCCCTCTTCCAGATTCCGGTCAGCTTCCGCCTTCGCCCTTGCGCTCTCCGCGACCTTGAAGGCTTCTTCCGTGTCCAGCACCTGCTTCCGCGTCGCCATCATCCTGTCGATGTACTCCTGCACCCGGTTGTCCAGCACGGTCATCTCATTGCATGACAGGATTGCGTCTTCGTTTCTCATGCTCTTTTCGACTTCGATTGTGAACGCGGCTGAAGACAGAATCAGCTCCCCGGACTTCGTCCGCATCTCGATGTCGCAGTGCGCCGTGCCTGCTGCCGCAAGCGCCTGATTCGTCAGCTGCACCATGACGCGGTTGTTTTCCTTTTCGCACTCGTTATAGCAGAATTTCCCGTCCGGCTTCTTGATGTTCGCAATCAGCGTCACGTCGTCCGGGATCTGGAATTCGTTTCCGTTGTTCATCAGCTGCACCCGCAGGAAGCGCGTCGCCTTGTCCCCCTGCTTCGCTGATGCCAGATAAAACTGTTCTTCCCCGTACAGGTCTATCTGGATGTCGGTTATCATCTGCATGGCTTATTCCTCCAATCTTTCAAAGTACAGGCAGCCCTTTTCCGCATCTATCCCCATCCGCCAGACGCTCCCATCTGATGCCGTGATGTCGTTCTTCGTCTCCTCCTGCTCCGCCAGCTGCTCTTCCACGGACAGCTGAAGCTCTGACATGGCCTGCTGCACCGCCTTCGTGTCTGCTGCCAGCTTCTCCTTCGTCGCATAGGTGTCTCCCGCCTTCAGCAGCACGTCCTTCTTCGCTGCTTCTATTTCATCTTCCAGTTTCTTTTCCGTGGCATAGCTTTCCAGTTGCCTGTCTATGTAGCCCTTCGTCTCCTGCGCCGCTGCTTTTGCCGCCGCGTCCGCCACTTCCTGCGCCGTACCTTTTTCCAGATATCCGTCCGACACGTCCTTCAGGATTTCCGTCTTCAGTCCTTCCATGGACAGCCTGATTTCTTCCGACGTGATGTCTGATTCCTTGTCCATGACTTCCGACGTGTTCTTTGAAGATGCGCCGATTGCTTCTTCCACCGCTTCGTCCTTCAGTTCCTTCTGGATGTCCGCGAAGGTCTTCTTCGCGCTTGACAGCTGGCAGGTGTTGTCCTGTGGCGACTGCGGATATTCCACAATCTGCACGATGCGCATCTTCTCCTTGATGCCCCGCGTCTTCGACACCAGCGTCACCACGTCGCCCAGGCTGTACGCAAGGATGTCCTTGTACTCCTCTGATGCTTTTGCAAGGTCAATCACGTCCGCTTCATAGGTCACTGTCGGGCGGCATATCTCCGCCAGCTTCAGCGCCGCATCCTCCTCCAGCGAATCCACCAGCGTGTAGCGCTCGTCCTTCCACACCTTCATCAGCTTCTTCTTGCTGTAGGAATAGTTCTCCACATAATCCTTCCCGCCGATGTTGATGGTCATGCCGTCCTTCCCTATCGGCTTCAGCTGCGTGAAGAATTCGTTCGTCGTCATCGTGTAGGAAGGCGGCTGCCGCAGGTTGACCGCTTCCATGAAGTAGACACCTTTGTCCCCTCCTATCTGTTCATATATGTCGATGACCTTTTCCTTCGTGTGGTACTCCACTTCCACCTTGTAGGTGTCGATGCACTGGCCGATGATGTCCAGCGCCGTACAGACGCTGTCCTTCCGGATTGTCCTTTTCTTCGTGATGCTGCACTTCCTGACCTTCCATCCGGTTCCCAGCAGCGCCACAGACAGGCAGCCCGTGACGGTCTGCTCCACCGTCTCAAAAGATGCAAATTGCTTTCCCTGAAGCTCTTCCAGATTCAGCACCGCCTTGTATTTCATGTACTGCTTCGATGTGCTTATTTCTTTCAGGATGAATTCATCTTCCTGCGTCACTATGTAGCATTCGTTCTTCAGGTGCTTCACACCTTCGCCGTTTTTTGGATATTGGAAAGACAGCTCCTTGTCCCCGTCTGCCAGCTTCTTCTTGACCGCCATCTTCGTGTAGTCTTGCAGAAGGCACAGACGGACGCGCTCCTGTGAAAATACTTGCATCCTCCGCCCTCCTTATAGCCACATCGGGCTGTACCGAATTTCTATGTCGCATTTATCGCTGCTGAAGGTGATGTTGTTCTCCACACCGTTCGTCAGCACCGGGAATTCCCACATGTCGCAGTCCCCGAATTTGTTCCTTCCTTCCTCCGTGACCTTCCCTTTCTTCCCGTCGATGATGACTTCCACATCTTTCTTCAGGTTCCCGATGATGATGTCGTACTCCCCGAATCCGGAAATAGTCAGCTGCTGAAGGTCTGTCGTCGGATGCACCATGATGATGCAAGGTGTCCGGCGCGTCCCAAGCGTCGTGAATTTTGCTTCTCTCACTCCCGTGTAGGTATTGACCACTTCCGCGTCCGCCAGATATCCGTTGAATTGCAGCGTCAGTATGTACCGATTCGCCTGCTTCGTCTTCGCCAGATTGTTCGATGTGATGTCCCCGATGTAGCTGCCCTTGTACCCGTCCAGCTTCAGCTCCACGCGCTTCGTCATCAGTGCAAGGAATTCCGACACCGTCCTGATGATTTCGCTCCGTCCGCTCCCCCGGAAAAGGATTGTCAGCTTCAGCGTCCCATACTGCACCTCTGTCTCGAATTCGTGCGGAGTGGCCGCGCCTTCCAGCCACTCCGTATTCGCTTTGAAGGAAGCGGCCTGAAGCTCTACCGTCAGCTGCTTCGCGTTGTATTTCCTGATGTCGATTCCATCCACCTTCATCCGCTCTTACCTCCTCCGCTCGTATTCTTTGACAATGTTGTCCGCCACAAGCTCCGTCGTCCGCTCCGCAATCACTTCGCCGTCCATCTCGTTGACCACCGTCACCTGAATCCTGTACGATTGCTGAAGCTGCTCGAATTTGCTGTCCAGCATCGCAGAAAGTGATGTGTAGAATGGCGCAAGCGGAAGGATTGCTTCGTCGCCCGCTTCACCGCCTGCGAATAGCGTCGTCCCGTTCCCGCCGAATACTGTCGGCTCCGTCATGATTCCGCCGTTTTTGTACCACTCAATCGAAAAATGCGGCACGGAAGGCGGATTCAGGCTGAAGCTGCCGCTGATGGTCGGATGTGGCATCTTCAGGTGTGGAAGCGACCACGAAAAATTAAAGAATCCTTTTATCTTGTCTATCGCTCCCTTTACGGTGTCCCTTGCTGCGTTTATAGGTGTCGCAATCGCGTTCTTGATGCTGTTCCATACAGATGTCACCGTCGATTTCACGCTGTTGAACACGGACGACACTGTGCTTTTTATGCTGTTTATCGCTGTTGACACTGCCGACTTCGCCGCATTTATCGGTGTTGTCACTGCCGACTTCACCGAATTCCAGACGGATGTCGTCGTGCTTTTGATGCCGTTCCAGATAGATGTCACTGTGGATTTCACTGCATTGAATACGGATGACACCGTATTCTTGATAGTGTTCACCACTGTCGTGATTGTCCCGCTGATGGCATTCCAGACGGTTTCCAGCACTGACTTTATCGCGTTTATCACGGTCGTGATGGTGTTCTTGATTGCATTCCAGACCGCGCTCACCTTCTCGCTGATGGCATTCCATATTGTTTCCAGCACCGTCCGGATGGCTTCCATGACGGTCTCAATCGTTGACTTCACGCTTTCTATCACCGTTGAAATGGTGTTCTTTATGGTCTCCCACACGGACATCACCGTGTCCTTGCAGTTCTCCCATATAAAGCGGAATGGCGCTGTTATCAGCTCGAATGCCGCCGAAAACAATTCGACGATGAACATGACTGCCACCTGTATCACGTTCTTGATGGTCTCCCATACGTTTTGAACGACTTCCCAGCAGGCATTGAATATCCCGCTTACTGCCTGCCAGACGTTATTCAGCCACGTTGACACGGTCGTGTATATCGCGTTCCAGATGTTCCCGAAGAAGGATGAAATGGCTTCCCATACCGTGCTGATGACGCTTGATATTGCTTCCCATGCTGCGGACAGCACCTGCTTGATGACTTCCAGCGCCCCGCTGAAGATTGACTTTATTGTCTCCCACAGCCCCGTGAAGATGCCCTTGATTCCCTCCCCGGCTGTCGTCAGGTCAAGTGTGAACACTCCCACGATGAAATCTATCACACCCTGAAATACTGTCTTCAGGTTCCCGAAGATGTCCCCCACCGTCTCGAAGACCGTCTGGAAAATCGGAAGCAGCGTGGCCGTCAGCCAGTCCACAATCGGCTTCAGCGCATTGTCCCACAGCCATTGAAGCACCTGTATGACCGTATTCAGAATCGGTATTACCGTCGCATTCAGCACTGTGTATATTCCGTCCCATGCCGCCATCACGGTCGTCATCAGGAAGTCGGCCAGCGGCACCAGCACCATGTTCCACAGCATCGTCAGCGTTTCCGCAAGGAATGAAATAATCGGTGTCAATACGCTCCCGATGAATTCCCCCAGCGGTCGCAGCACGTTCTCCCACAGGTTTTGAAATGTCGTCAGCACGTTCGGCAGCACCGTCCCCGCAATCCATTCAAGCGCCGGAATCAGGATGTCCTGCCATGCCGATGTCAGTGCGCCCATGACAAACTCCGCCAGCGGCTGAAGCATCTGCATCAGGCTTTCCCATGCTGCCCGCAGGTCTGGAAGCACTGTGCCGGATATGTATTCCAGAATCGGCTGAAGGTTCGCCGTGAAGGTGTTCCATATCTCCATCAGGGAATCCTTGACATCTTCATTCGTCACGGCCACATACGCAAGCCCCGCCACCAGCGCGGCGACTGCTGCCACGGCAATCCCGACCGGGCTTGTTATCGCCGCCAGAATGGTCGAAAAAGCCCCCGTCGATGTCCCTGCGCTGGCTGCCCCGAATCCTACCTTCGCAAGCGCTGCTGACAGCGTCCCCAGCCCGGAAGACACCGATGCGCTGAATGTGATTATCTTCCCGACCACTATCAGAAGTGGCCCGATTGCTGCGGCGACTGCTGCCACGGCCACGATGACCTTCTGCGTCCCTTCGTCCAGATTCGCAAATTTGTCCACAAGGTTTGAAAACCATGTCACCGCGTCCTTCACATACGGCAGAAGGATGTTCCCGATGGTGATGGACACCCCTTCCAGCTTCGACTTCAGGCTCGTTATCTGCCCCTGAAGATTGTCCTGCATGACTGCGGCTGTCTCCTTTGCGCTCCCGCTGCAATCGTATAGTTCCGACGTGAATCCCGCCACCTCGTCGCTTCCCGCGTTCAGAAGCAGGTTCAGCCCCTTGACGGAATCGGCTGTAAATGTGGACATCAGCGCCGCGTTCTTCTCCGCGTCTCCCATCCCGTCCGTAGCCGCTTCCACTTCCTTCAGGATTTCCGTCATGCTCCTGTAGTTCCCGTTCGCGTCTACCACCTGCACATTCGTGTCGCCGATGGCGATTGCCCCGTCCTTCATCTTTGCGGTCATATCCCGGAATACAGCTGTCAGCGCAGTCCCTGCTTCGCTGCCCTTCATCCCCTGATTCGCCATGATTCCCAGCAGCCCCGTCGTCTGCTGGATGTCATACCCCATTGCATTCGCGTTCGCAGCGCAGTTTTTATATGCTTCCGCCAGCTGTTCCGCGCTTGTGTTGGAATTCCCCTGTGCGTATGTCATCAGGTCGGCCACTTCCGTCGCCTGCGACGCTTCCATGGAAAACGCGGACAGATAGTCCGTCACGACATCGGAAGCCTTCGCCAGCTCCATGTCCGTCGCTGCTGCAAGGTTCAGGATGCCTTCCATGGCGGAAACGGATTCTTCCGTCTTCCACCCGGCCAGCGCCATGTATTCAAAAGCGGATGCGGCTTCAGACGCTGAAAACTTTGAATTGCTCCCCCAATACAGGGCGGATTCCGTCATCTTGTCCATGTCGTCGGAAGTCGCCCCGGAAATGGCCTGCACCTTCGACATCTGTGTCTCGAAGCTGGCCGCCGTGGTGACGGATGCCGTCCCGACCGCAGTGACCGCTCCCGTGACCACCATCATCTTCTGCCCGGCATCCGTCACCGCTTCCCCGACCTTGTTGGCCTTCTCCGCGTATTCGTCGAATTTCTGCCTTGCAAGTTCCGCATTCACGTCCCGAAGCTGAAGTTCCAGCTGCGCCAGCGCTGCTTCAGACTGTGAGACCGCCGCTTCCTGCTGCGCCAGCGCCGTCTCCTGCCTTCCGATTGACCTTTCTGTGTTCGCCAGCTGGCTTTCCAGCCTGTTCAGCTCCTCCTTCAGCCGCTTCGATTCCTCTGAATTCTTCCCGGTCGCTTCGCAGCTCTGGTCATACGCTTCCTTCGCTGCATCCACCTTTCCCTTCAGCTCTTCATGCTTCCGCTTTGTCTTGTCTAAATTTGATTCTAAGTCGGAATAGCGCTGCTTTGTGTTCGCGACGGTCGTCCGCTGTGCTTCCATCTTCGCGGTCAGCTCCGTCACTTTGGCGCGTAGGGCATCCGATTGTGTCCCGTACATCTTCGCCTGCGCTGCTGCAAGGCTGTATTCGCTTGACAGCTGCTTCATCTGCGCCGCTGCCTGCTTCATAACCTGCTGATATTCACTTGCCGATGCCCCGATGCGGATTGATGCCTGCGCCATCCTTCACACCCCTTCCTTCTACTTCTCTTTGATTGTCAGGATTTCAAACTTTACATAGTCAAGAAGGCTCATGATGTCCGATTCCATGCACTGCGTGTATGAATTCCGGAATGCCCGGATGCACATTTTCACCACCCTGTCCAGATTTTCCCTGCATACCCTCCATACATTCCCGGCTTCCACCTCTTCGTTGTAGCCGTTCTCTTCGTCGTACTCGTCGAATGCTGACTTCTCCTGCTTCTCCGGATGTTCCGGATTCAGGTCAAGAAATTTCTGCGTGATGACTTCCTGCATGGTGAAGTGGATGTTCTTCGCTGCTGCCAGCTGCTCCACCACGTCAGCCCGCGCCAGCTCCCGCTCCGATATTCCGAAGATGTCCTTCAGGATTCTTCCGTTGAACCGGAATGCGGTCGCCGCGCTTGCGCTGTTGTTCTGCTCCATGACTTCCGTGTACCGCCTGTACATTTTCGCTGACACTGATGTACAGACATATTCATTCTGCCCGCACACCAGCGTCAGCTCCGGAATCACTTGCCACTCGTAAAATTTGCCTGAAATTTTTCCGACTTCTCATTCACAGCTTCGCCCACACCGATTTCCACGGCGGCGAATTCCATGATGATGCCGTCCACTCCCAGCCCCGTGTCCCTGTCCTTCAGCTCCTCTATGGTGAATTGGTTGTCATACAGTTCCACGATGCACTGCATCATGTCCTTGAATTGCTTCGCGGTATAAAGCCCGCTCTTCTTTTCCGTCCCCATGATGTCATCACGCACTTCCAGATAGTGCATGTATGCGTCCGTGTCCAGTTTCTTCGGCAGTTGATATTCCTTCCCGCCCACGATTACAGAATGTTTCTTTGTTTTAGCTGCTGCCATTTTCTCGCCCTCCTATGCGTTTATTTGTTTCCATCAGCCTGCTGCCGCAGGTCTCTCCTGTACCTTTGCGAACCAGTCTTCAATCGCCGTCTTCGCGTCCGAATGTTCCGCCAGCAGGTTGCTTTCATCGACCTGAATCTGGATGTCCCCGTCGATTGCCCGCTCGTAGAAGCTGCCCTTCAGCGTCGCCGTCTGCGTTGTCACCTTGTCCGCTTCGGTCTCGTAGTTGTCGTCGTACCCCTGCCCGAACGTCCCGACGTACAGCCACGAAAATTCATACTTCCCGTTCATCTTTTTCGCCCTGTAGCCGACCGCCACCTCCGGCGCTTTGTCGTTCTTGTTTTTGGTCAGGAATCCGTTTTCATACAGATGCCCGAATAAAAGGGCTTTGTCCTGCGGCGCAAGGCTGTTCACCTCGAATTCCACGTCCGTCCCCTCGTAGCTCTCCGTCACTTCCTCCACCCCGTCGTCGGAATAGATTTTCTCTGTGCTGTACTTGTCAGACACCTTCCCCTTGATTGCCCTTGCCAGCTTCACAGGTGTGCCTGTCGTGTACCCGGTCGCGGTGTTCTCCGTCACCAGCGCGACATGTATGTCCCTGAATGACTTCGTCCTGCTCCGCACAACAATGTTTTTTTCTGCTTCTGCCATGTCTTTCATTCCTCCTTATCTGCTTCCTGCGCATACATGAAGCGCATCGCGTTGATGAAGACCTTCGTGTCCGTTTCAAGCTCGTCATTCCCGCCCATGTAGTAGAACCCGGCCTTCTTCATCAGCTTCTTGATTCTTTTCTTCAGGCTTATCTGGTCTTTCCCAGACCATATATTCACCTGTACGGAAGCCACTTCCACTTCCGTGTCGTCATCCGCATGTTCGCCGTCATAGTCGCCCAGCGACCACAGCGTCACATGCAGCTTCTTCATTTCCTCGTCATACCACCCCTGCCGCACAGTGATTCCGTCATCGGATACAGGCTTCAGGGCTTCCGATGCAAGCGTTATGATGTCCACTTTCATCACCTTCCTAATTTCGCATTCAGCAGCGCCTGATATTCGCCTTCTGCTATCCTCGAATATTCCCCGTCGCATTCTTCCAGCGTGTTGTAGATGAAATCCTGCGGCGGCTGCTTCGTCGTCCCCCACTCCACAAACTTCATGTAGAACCAATTTTCTGCATCTCCCAGCAGCGTCCATCCCACTTCCGCCTGCTTTGCAGTGACTTTCTTCGGCACGTTGTCCCTTGCGTGTCCTGGCGGCCTGTAGCCTTTCTTCCCGGATTTCGCGTTGTTCCCCGACCGTGGCATGTGTGACTTCATGCGCGGCTCTGTTACATCCGCGCATTTCTGGTATATTTCCTTGTTCGTCTTCCTGATTTCTGCTTCATCCGCCAGCGCTTCCAGCTGCTTCTGAAGCTCCTTCAGCCCCTCGAATTCCAGTGTCACCCGCATGTCTCGCCCTCCTGTGTCAGAATCTGACACTATTCCGTGCGGTTCGCCTTCAGCAGAACATACTGCCTTTCATTCTTCCGGAAGTCGATGGCAAAGATGTCATAGTTTTCGCCGTCGTACTCCACATAGAATTCCTTCAGGCGATGCCGCATCTCTTTGATTTTCCTGCAATACCGCACTTCAAAAACGATTGTGTTATTCAGACGGATTTCCAGCGCCTTGTAAAGCTCCTGCCCGTACAGGCTGCCGACGCTGCACCATGGTTCATGATGCAGCAGCGGCGGAAGCTCTTCGCGTCTCCCGGACACGGTCTTTTCCTGCCTGCGGTATATCTTGATTTTCCCTTCTGCCATCCCGTCACCTTAACATTTCTTTCAGCATCATGGAATGTACGGCATACCGCATCTTCTCCTGCGATGCCGTCATGTTCCCCCTGCTGTCATACACTTCCTTCACATAGGCGAATATCAGCAGCTTCTGCCTGTTGGTCGGCGCGTCCCGGTCAAACGTCGGAATCACTTCATCCATCTCGTCCAGCACGGCATCCAGCATCAGCTGTATGACGGCATCATCATCATCGAAGTCTACCCGCAGATATTCCTTCAGCTCTTTGATGTCCATTGTCCGCCCCTCCCTTCAGGCTTCTGCTGCCGGATTTATCCCGCGACTGCCTGCGTGATTGTCCCGGCGATGACCGCCGTCTCGTCCACGGCCTGCACGTCGAAGCGGTCGCGCACCTTGATTCCGGTCAGGTCTTTCGCCCACAGGTCGCCCGCTTCCGTGGACAGCTCCACGGTGATTCGTTCGCGGTCGAAAAGTGTGATGGCTTCCTTCAGGTCTCCGATGTATACCGGATATTTCAGCGCGACCACGCTGTTCTTGTCTTCCCCTGTGCCGCCTTTCAGCACTTCGGTATTTTTCAGCGTCTTGTCGCTCACCCTATGCACAGGATAGACACCGAAAAGCACCCGCTTCGTCTTGTCTGTGACATCCGGCTGCATGATGTAGTTTCCGTCCGAATCCTTTATCTTGTCCAGATAGTTGAAGCCCGACTGATTGGTCAGGACGATGGAAGACGCGGCGATGGATGCGTCCAGCTTTACGTTGAACACGTCCTTGAAATCGTCGAACGTCGCCAGCGATATTTCCTTCCCTGCCGTGATATCCTTCAGCGTCTTCAGGATTGCCGCATTCCTTGTCGCCCTTGACTTCTTTGCAATCCACTTGTTCAGGTATGCCAAGATGTTCACAGCGGTGTCCATCAGAAGCTCGCGCGTGGTCTTCAGGATTCCGCCCTTTTTCTTGATTTTGTACTTTATCTGCCGCAGCGTCGGTGTGTCTCCCTCCGGGAATAATCCCCCTTCGTCCACGTCGCTCCACGGTGTATTTGCTGCATCCACTTCGATGACGCGGCTTCCGGACAGCGTCTTTACAGGCTCCACATTGACGTACTGCTGAAGCTCGTCCTGCGACCTGCGCAGCTCGATGATGTCCGTCTGGATGTCCTGCGGCACGGTGAATCCGCCGTCAGATGTCCCGTCCTCGTCCGGTTCGGCTTCCGTCATCATGTCCATGATTTTCGCATCCTCGTCCGGCATCTTCGTCCTTCTCAATCCGCAGACGATGCGGCTCACGAACGCGCGGACAATGTCCTTCTTCTCCGGCTTCTTGTCCTTCCCGGTGATTCCGTCGCCCTCGTCCAGATGCTTCGCCTTGCCGCTTCCGACTGCGTCCTCGATTCCCTCTTCATCCTCCTCTTCCAGCTCCATCAGGATGTTGAAGCGTTCCTGCATGTCCACCAGCTCTTCCTTCGCTGCCTTCGCATCCTTCGTCTTCCCTTCCGCCACAAGGCTGCGGATAGCGTTCTTCTTGTCATTGATTTTCTTCAATAACGCTCTTGCTTCTTTGCTCATTTCTCTTTCTACCTCCATTTTTTAGGTTCCATATAGGTCTAAGTCTTCCAGCAGGTCTTCCAGCTCCTTCCGCTCTTCTTCCTGCTGCCTTGCTGCCGCATCCTCCACGGATTCCGTCCGGATGCCCTGCGGCTTGTTCCTGTAGCTGTCCATCATCCAGCCGACACATGCCGCGATTGCAGGACGCTCTTCGACGCTGATGTCGAATACCTCCCGCGCTTCCTCCCCGGTCATCCATGTCTCTGCGTTTATCAGGCCAGTGACTTCTTCTTCCGTCACTCCCTCCTTCACTTTTGACATGTAGATGTCGGTGATGCTCTGCTGGCACTTGTCCAGCTCCACAATCATCTTCGCAAGGTCGTCAGCATTGCCCCACACGATTGTGGACGGCTTGTGAATCATAATCTGCGCACCGGATGCCATCACGATTTCATCACAGGCCATCAGGATGACAGATGCGATAGAAGCCGCAAGCCCATCTACTACCCCCGTCTTGCGCCCGGTATGTCGCTTCAGGATGCTGTGAATCGCAATCCCGGCAAACACGTCGCCGCCGCCAGAATTGATGTAGACCGTCATCGGCACGTTTCCGTCGATTCCCGACATGAAGTCGGCGATGTCCTGCGGGCAGGTGTCTTCCATTGACCACGCGTCCCATGAAGTCGAAACGATGTCGCCGTAGATGTACAGCTCTATCCCGCCAGCCTGTTCTGCGTCCTTCAGTTCCATGAATCCGGTGTTCTCGACTTTTTTGGTTTTAGGATTTCTTCTTGTGAAATTCATCCTCTTCTTCATCATCTTCACCCCCTTCCTTTTCTCCGCCGTCGCCGTCCGTTTCGGCTGTCTCCTGCTCCGGCTCCTCTTCCTGCTGCCCTTCAGCTTCCCCGCCGTCGCCGCCTGATGGTGTCGGCTCCTCCGGTTCTTCCTCTGGCTGCTCTATAGGTTCATCATTCTGCGCATCCGGTTCCTGCTGTCCCGGCTGCGTTTCCTGATTCTCCGCTTCCTCTTTCTGTGGCTCTTCCTCTTCCGTGTCCACACCATACTGCTTCCCGACATCTTCCAGCGGTATGTAGCTTCCGTTCACTATCAGCCTGTCTCCGCCTTCCGCGTCCAGTAAATCCAGCTTTCTTCTGCACTCGTTCGGCTTCTGTATGCCGTTGTTGATGGACGATGCCATTATTTCCATCTGCGTCTTGCTGTCCGTCCGCAGCAGCACTTTTTCATTCAGCTTGAAGTATTTCCCTTCTTCCTGCTCTTCCTCTGACAGCATCTTGTAGTTGACCTCTTCCTCGTACTGCTTCATGACGAAAAGCATTGTGTCCACATAGAAGGACAGCTGCTGCATCTCGCTGTTTGAGTAGCTGCTTTTTTCATAGTCGTTTATCTGGTTCGGCTTTATCCCGAAGGCCGCCGCAATCTGTAGCGCTGAATACTTCTTCAGCTCGATGAATTGGCTGTCTGACAGCTTGATGTCCAGCGGTGTCAGCTTCATCCCAAGCGGCACGGGCAGTATTTTCCCGGTGTTCTTCGTTCCTGCTCCGTACATCTCAAAAGCCTGAATCAGCTTGTTCTTCGCTTCTTCGTTCAGGTCTCCGGAATATTCCAGCGTAGCCTTCGCCGTCAGCCCGTTCTGGTACAGGTTGTTCAGGAAATCCTGCGATGCTGCCGCTCCGTCCACCGTGCTTTTCAGGATGTACTGCACCGGAAGCCCGGTGATTCCGTCCAGTGAATGCGATGTCTTGAAGTGCAGCACTTCCTCCGTGCTGAAGACGTACTGCTGCCCGGAATATTTGTCATTGTAGACGTACCAGATTTTTCCCTTCCCTCCGAAGTACCCGGCATCATCCACCACAATCTGCACACAGTTTGATGGCATCACCCACATGTCCAGCACCTTCAGCTCCCCGCCGTATCTCTGCCGCTTGAATTTCTGCCGTACATAGACATAGGCATTTCCGAAGTGGTTCCTGTTCATCTCCACCGTGTTCCAGAAGGTCGTAGGTGTCATAAACGGATTCGGGCGCGTCTTCATCAGCCTTGCCACGTCCGTCTCCTCCGGCTCCTTGATTCCGTTCTTCGTCTTCTGGTAGAATTTCCACGGCATCTTCGCCATCGTCTCCGACATCATCTTCAGGCATGTGAAGTATGTCACTTCCTGAAGCGGCTCCGACTTCTTATTCCGCCTTATCCCAAGCCATTCAAGAAAAGATTCGTCTTCCATCTTCGGCGATGTCGGTGTGTTTATCGTGTTCAGGTTCAGCAGCTTCGCCAGCCCCTGCTTCATCCTCTCCCACACATTCAACTTCATCACCTCCCTTCCTCCTTCTTTGTGTACACTTCCATCTGTTGCAGCCACAGCTGAAGGGTTTCATTCGCATCCGGT